TCACGATCCTGATCCTCGTGTGCCGTCCGGATCCCTCCGAACCGACCCGAGGCTGCCCTGCCGCAGCCGCTTGGTCGCGGCGAGCCGCCCCCAAAGCGCAAGCGCGCCGCCGACCAAAGCCGCCGCCGCTTCCAGCAGACGAACCGCATCGGCCTGCATCGCCTCGTCGGCGACAAGGCCGAACAGAGCCGCCACACCCGCCAGAATGGCGATGAGGGCACCCCACACACCCCGCGAGGCGAGGACGGACTTTTCTTCGGTCATCGAACGTCTCCCATTGAAAAACATGAAACTCGCGTGCCGCGCGACATGTCGGCTGACCGGACCTCACCTCGCCGGATCGAGGCCGCAGATCGTCTCGAGGGCGCCAAGGCGCGCCTCCAGTCCGTCGGCGACCCGGCGCAGGAAGGCCGTCTCGAAGACGAGGCACTGGTCGTAGCGCAGGCCGAACCGCGTGCCGGCCGAGATCCGCTCGATCACCTCCACCTCCTCGTCCACGGTCTCGAACAATGGCACCGGGTGAAAGACGGGCTGGCCGTCGGCCGCGGTCACGGGCGCTCCGTCCTCAACGACCAGCGGCCGCATCTCGACCATCGGTTCCTCGGCGATCTCCTCGCGCATCACCCGCACCGGCACCTCGCCGCGGATCTCGACCGCCTCCACCTGCCGCGTCTCGCGCCGCATCTTCGGGCGCCGCACCGTGCGGGTCTCCGTCCGCCGCTGCTCGGTGGTGACCTCGTCGGCGCAGAACAGCCCGTACGCCCGGGGTCGAGACCGCAGGCCGCGAAGGCCTCGGCCACCTCCTGCGCGACATAGCCCGCATGCAGCCGCGCCCCGTCGTCGCCCTTGAGGGCAACCGCATCGAGCCAGCGGAACACCTGCGGCCGGACCAGGGCCCAGGCCGCGAGTTCCGCCTCCGAGAGGCGCCCGCGCACCTGCTTCTGGCGTGCGTCCGAGGTGTTGATCGTCCCGCTCGCCGCATGGACGGTGGACCAGCGCAAGGCGGCGCTGCCGAGCGTGCGGGCATTGTCGGTGGCGGGCGCCACATTGCCGGCCACCGTGAGTCTTTCGGTCGGCGTGGTGGTGCCGAGGCCGACGTGGCCGTTGTAGAGCACGCGGAACAGTTCGTTCAGCAGGTTGGACGACGTGGTGGTCGCGTTGCGGCCGAAGAACACCAGGCCGGCCTGATCGGCGTCGGGGCCCTCCACGGTCGTGATCGCCGCCCGCCGGCGGTTGGTGTTGATGCCCGCGAAGGCGATCGACCCGCCGAACTGGCCCTCGCCGGTCGTGCCGCCGCTCTCCATCGCGCTGAGGAGGATACCGCCCCGAAAGCCGTTGCCGACATCGGACGGGTCGAACTGGGCGCCGAGCCGAACCACTACATAGCCGTTGGAAAATTCCAGCGGGCCGGTCATCGTGCCGCCGGCCTTCGCTAGTCCGCCTAGGCCGGCCAGCGCGTCGGGGGCGGTGGTCGCGCCGGTCCCGCCCGAGCCGACGGGCAGCGCGACGCCGAGCGTGACCGCGCCGGTGGAGGGCGCAATGGCGAGCGCCTGCGTCCACGCGGCGCCATCGGCCGAGACCTTCACCGCGAACCCGTCGCTCCCCAGCAGACCGGCCTCGGCCCGGCCGGAATATCCGGTCTGGAAGATCAGGGAGGCGGTGTCGCCGGCGGTCTCCTTGTTGAACGTCAGCCGCAGATCGCCATCGCCGCCCTCGGCAACCGTCCGCGCGGCCAGAAGGGCGCTGTTGAGACGCGCCGAAAGCGGATTGTCCGTGTCGGCGGCGGTCCCGATGCCGATGGCCTCCAGATCGCCAAAGGCAACGATGGTGGTCACATCCGCCCAGTCCGCCGCGCGCCGGATCAGCAGCCGTGCCTCGTCGGCGACATAGGCGACGAGGCCGGGAAACGGAGAGAGGAACCGCCAGCCACCGTCGATGCGGCAGGCAATCTGCCCGTCCTCATCGGCCCAGTCGCCGGTGGCCCCGGCCGCGACCAGCCAGCATTCACCCTCCGCCGCCCCGGATGGCGGCTCGGTCAGATCCCGGTCGAGGATGCACAAGCCCGTCAAGGCATCGAGGACGACCAGCGCCTCGTTGTGGGTCACGTGTTTCTGCGCCTGCGCGGCGGCCAGCAGCGGCAGCCCGGCGCGAGGTGTCTGCGTCATGGATCGGAACCTTTCGAAGGGGGCGCACGGCCCGTTGCAGCCGTCCGGTCAGAGATCGCCAGGTCAGAACGAGAAGCTGGCGGTCGCCGGCAGGCCGCGGCCGTGAGTGGCCGAAAGCTGGTGGACGACGATCGTCAGGGAGGCCGGCGGCGCGCCGAAGTCGGTGCTCTGGGCGGCGGCCGTGTAGACGACGGAGGGACTGGCACTCGCGAGGGTCCGCACGACGTCCGCCCCGGCCATCACGTCGACCGCATAGGCCTCCGTATCCTCGCCGAGCGGCACCTCCACCTGTTCCCAGGCATCGCCGCCGACCCGCGTCTGGCGGATCCAGCCGATCGCGATGTCGCCGCCGGCAACCCGCCGCGCCGTGAGCCGCACCGGCGGCAGCGGCCGCAGCCCGCGCCCGCGCACCGTCGCCGTCACCTCGGCCATGCTCGCGTCGCCGACATCGCGGTCGAGCGGTCCCACCCGAAGCGTGAAGCCGCGTCCGATCGTGGAGAGGGCGACATCGAGCGGGGCAACGGCCGCATCGACCAGGACGAAGGTCGCCCCCTCCCCGTGTCCGCCGGCCGTGACGTCACCGGTGCCGAGCAGGCCGCGCAGGAGATGTGACAGGCGATAGGTCCGGGGACCAATCAGGTCGGCGTCCCGGAACTGGATGATCTCCCAGGCACCATCCGACGTGCCGATCGCTGCGGCGTTGCCACCGTCCAGCAGTTCGGCCTCGGTCACGCTCGCCAGCGTCCCGGACAGAAGCGCCACCTCGATGCTGCTCACGCGGTCGAAGCGCCACAGCGGACCGGGTCCCAGCGGCGCCGTCAGACGTCCCATCGTCGCCGGCCTGTCGAGGCTCTGCTGGTGAACGAAGCCGCCGCCCGCGGCCCGGTGAACGCCGAGCGTTCCGGGCCAGGGCCGCGCCGCCGCGGCAATGCGCGGCCGATGCGCAAGCCCCGGATCGCCGCCCGGCAGGTCGAGGATCGCCACCCGCGGCGGCCCGAACACACCCGCCGCCGCCGATGCTCTCGTGCGCACGGGTGCCGCCGCCGCATGGGGCGTGATCGACGGGTCGCAGGCCCGCGCCTCGATCCGGATCGCCTCGGCCTCCTCGATCCGGGCGACGACCACATGGTCCGGCAGGCCGGGAATTGCGAGCGACAGCCGGTCGCCGGGCTCGATCCCGACATGGGCCGGCGGCAGGGCGAACGTCACCCGCTCACGCGCAGCATCAAGATCCTTCAGGAGGGCCTCGGCATACCCGGCCATCGCGGCGGGTGCTGCCACCACCGGCAGCGACAGGTCGAGGGCTCTTGCCCCGTCACCGCCGGCGCGCCCGGCGGCGACGCTGGTCTGGAGATAGTCGGCACCCCCGTCGAGGAAGGCGACCGTCACCGCCGCCGGAACCTCGCCGTCGCCCGTGCGCGTCACCTCGAACAGCGGCTGGCGCTCCTCCTCGACAAGGTCGCCCTCGCCGACACCCGCGACCGCACGGCCGCCGCGGTCGCGGAACACCAGCGTTCCGCCCCGCTCGATCACGTCGAAGCGGAACAGGGTCGCCAGCGGCTCGAGGATCTCGCGGGCCGAGCTGCGTCCCGGCACGACGAGGCCATCGATGACGGCGCCAAGGCCGTCCGTCGTCGCGCCGGCAACGCCGTGGTCGGCGAGCACCGCGGCGACGAGATCGTCGAGCGGGGCGGCGCCCAGCCGTCCGTTCAGCCAGTGGCCGGTGTTCCAGTTGGCGCCGTCCGCCCAGACGTCGGCATGAACCGGAAACGCCGGATAGGGCCGCGCGTCCCAGGTCCAGACATGGGCGCCGCGCCAGTCGGCCATCCGGCGTCCGTCGAGCGGCGAGACCGGATTGGCTTCCTCCGTAAAATCCGGATGTCCGGGATCGAAATGCCCGAGCATCGCCTCCAGATAGCGGCGCTGCATCAGGTCGTCGCGCCGCCCGCGCGAAAAGCGCGGTGACCGGCCTTCAGAGGAGACGAGGTCGGGAAAGACATTCGGCTCGTTGGCGCCATTGTCCACCGCCGGGCAGCCCACCTCGGTGAAGCGGATGGGCTTCAGTCCCGGCACCCAGGCGGTCGGCACCGGGCTCTCGACGCCGCCCGGCCGGTCGTGATGGAGATTGCCCCACCAGCCGGCGAGATCCTTGACGCGGAAGGTCCATGGCTTGCCCGCCGCCCCATCGGTGATCGGCGTGCGCAACCCCGCGGCGCGGTCGGCCTCGCTGGCATAGAACCAGTCGAAATTCTCGCCGCCCGCGACGTTGCCCGCCAGATAGGCCCGGTCCGACGGCGCGTCGGCGATCGCCGCATCCGCATGGTCGCCCTCGCGCCAGTCGGCGAGCGGCAGATAGGCGTCGATGCCGACGAAATCGATGTCGGGGCTCGCCCAGAACGGGTCGAGATGGAAGGTCACGTCGCCGGAGCCATCCACCGGGCGATGGTTGGCCCACTCGGTCCAGTCGGCGGCATAGCTCACCTCGGTCGCGGGCCCGAGTACCGATTTGACGTCCCCGGCGAGAGCAACGAGATCGTCCACGAACGGGTGGCTGGCAAAGCCGTCCGACAGCGCGGTGAGCCCGCGCATCTCCGAGCCGACCAGAAAGCAGTCGACGCCGCCGGCCGCATCGCACAGCGTTGCATAGTGCAGGATCATCCGCCGGTAGGACCATTCCGAACCGCCGTAGGACACCGCCGTGCCGAAGGCAAAGAAGTCCTCCGGCACAGCGGCGCCGGTGAAGGCCGCCACCTGCGATGTGACCGCGGACGTACGGTCGGGCGAGCCGGGCCGGCCAGGTGCCGGATCGCAGGTGATGCGCCCGCGCCAGGGATAGCCGGCTGGCCATCCGCCGCGCCATAAGGGTCCGGCAGTCCGTTGCCGGCGGGAATGTCCATCATCACGAAGGGATAGAAGGTCACCTTCAGCCCGCGATCGCGGATCTCCTGGATCAGCGCAATGACGCTGGCGTCCGATGGCGTGCCGCCGAAGGCCGCACGCCCGTCGACGGTCGAGGTCGTCGCCGCGGTGGTCCGGGTCAGCCCGCTCACCCGCCAGGTGGCGCCGCGCGTCACCTTGTCATCGCTCTCCACCTTCGGCCGGATCTGGCAGGCGCCGCAGCGCAGGTCGTCGCCGAACCAGGCGACGACGATCGCCACGCTTTCGAGCGCCGGACAGAGCGCCTGCAACTCGTCGAGCGCGGCAACGACATCGCTGGGGGCCACGGAGGTGTGGACATTCTCGCGCTCGGTCACGCCGTCGTCCGGCGCCCGCGTCACCGGCGACGTGGCGTAGCCGAATTCGGTGGCGCCGGGAATCAGCGTCACCGCGCGGATCATCCGCTCCAGCCGCCCGACCGGGCGCATCACCTCGAAGGTCAGCTGCGGCAGGGCGTTGCCGAACTCCGCCAGCGGCAGGTTCTCAAACACTACATAGGCCAGACCGCGATAGGCCGGCGCCCGCTCGGGCCCCTGCATCGCCTCGATCAGGCTGTCCGGCATCTGGTCCTCGCTGCCGGCGTGCACCCGCATGGTCACGCGCGTCAGATCGAGCAGCGCGCCGTTGGCCCAGACCCGCCCGATCCTCGCGATCGGCCCGTCGCAGAGGCCGACCGCAAAGCTGGCGCTGTAATCGTAGGTCCGCACCCGCGTGCCGCCGCCGCCCTTGCCGCCGGCCGACTCCGTGGTCACCGTCTCGGTGAGCCGCGTCGCCCAGATGATCTGGCCGGCGATCCGCGCGCGGCCATAGCGCGCGGCACCGGCACCCCCTCGCTGGAGGCCTGCACGGAGAGGTCGGAGAGGCGCCCGCGCTCCACGGTCGAGGACGAGCCGAACAGGCTGCGATCAAGGGCGGCACCTGCCAGCGCGCCGAGCGCCCGGCCGGCGACAAGGCCGAAGAAGCCGAAGCTCTGGCCGAGAAAGGCGCCGGCCGCGGCCAGCACGAGGGTCGCCATCGGACATGTCTCCGGGATGGAAGAAGATCGGCGCCGCCCGGTCAGGCACCGGGAAAGGCAAAGGCCGCCACCAGCCGCCGCCGCCACCAGGGCGACAGCCAGGCCGACGCCACCGCCGCGCCATGCTGGGCATGCACGAAGCGTCCGGGGGCGACGAGGATCGCCGCATGCTTGGCCGGCAGATGCGCACGCCAGCGGAACAGCAGCAGGTCGCCCGGGGTGATGTCGTTCAGGTCCACCGGCGACAGATGGCGCAGCGCCGCCGCCTGCAGGCTGTCGGCCCCCGCCTCCGCCCAGTCGGGCGTGTAGGCCGGCGGCGTCTCCGGCTCGGGACCGATCGCCGCGCGCCAGACCCCGCGCACGAGGCCGAGGCAGTCGCAGCCGGCGCCCTTGAGCGAAGCCTGATGCCGGTAGGGCGTGCCGAGCCAGCTCAGGGTCTCGGCGACGATGGCGTCACGCAGGGTCATTCGAACAGCACGCCTCCGTCGTTGTCGCCGCCCGAACGGGCATAGGCAAAGGCAAAGTCGTTGCCAGGCATGTGCGGGAAGCCGCGGAAGTTGATCGCGTTGGCGAACCTGCCGGCGCAGGTCGCAAAGCGCTTGTCGCAACCGGCAACCAGCGACACCGCCGTGCCGTCGGCCACGGCCAGCGGCAGGCCGCGCCAGAGCGTGACCCGGGCATCTCCGTCCGTCGTCTCGTGGCGGTCGATCCCGGCAACAAGGCCGGTGAGCGGCCCGCCGAGAAAGCGCAGCTCGCCGCTCGTGAACCATCCGTCCGGATAGGTGTCGAGGGCGGACACGGAAAGCACCGCCCGCCCCGCCGTTGCCGTGACCACGCCGTCGCCGGTGTAGAGGTCGGACGCCGCGTCGATCCCGCAGCGCGCGTCGCCGAAGCGGGCATCGCAGCCGCGTCCGAACAGCCGCCCGCCGATCCGGTCGAGGGCATGGGCCGGGCCGCGCAGTTCGGCGCGGAAGGCGCCGTCGCGGCGCGTCACCTCGCCGATCGTCGCCGTGCGCAGAGGCAAGTGGTTTTCCGGCGCCGTCCAGTCGGCGAGCAGCACGTCGACACGCGCCCCATCCCAGCGCCCGGCCAGCAGATCCTCCTCGCTGAGGGCGGCCGCATCGATCACCCCGGCCACATCCTCGTCGCCCGGCGCGAAGTCGCTGCTCGCCGACGCAGCCGACCGATCGAAGCCGGTCGCCGCCGCAAAGGTCTCCTCGCCGATCACGATGTCGCGATCGTGATCGGTAAAGCCGAGCCGCGTGCCGTCACGGCGCGTCAGCCGCCACAGCGTCGCAAGGGTCGTCGCGCCCTGAGCCAGATGACTGGCCAGAGCGGGCGGAATCGCGCGCATGCCTGTTCGTCCTTCAGCTGAGATGGATCTCGACGAGCGGGATCGAGGGGATGTCGCCGGCGTCGAAGGCGGCCAGGTTCACGACAAGGCTGTCGCTGTCGAAGCGAACCGGCACATCGAAATGGAACCCGGCTGTCACTTCCGCGTTAGGGTCCGGTGCTAACGCCAGCGCGACGATGCCACCGGGGGAAATCTCGACAGCTTCCCCCTCGGCCTCGACTCCGCCGACGGCGATCCGGACGCTGCCTTCCACGGGGCATGTGATCGGCCGCGCGTAGGGCCGGAGCGTGCCGTAGGTCTTGAGGAGTTGAAAGTGCCGCGTTGCGCCGTCGCCCGTCCCGATGACCTGATCGAGAGGCGAAGCCGTCTGCCCGGGCGGGCACGACTTCCAGTCGCTGCGATCCCGAAAGCGGAAGCCGTGCAGCCGCCCGCGCCGTTCCTCGAAGAACGAGATCACCGCGTGAACATCGTCGAGCGACCGGATGCCCTGGCCGGCGTCGTAGCGGCGGCGGCCATGGGCCCAGCGGCTGTTGCGCACCTCCGCCCCCGAACCGAGCGTCACCACCTCGGTCCGTCGCTCCGGACCACCGCTGGCGCCGAAGGCAATCCGCATCGGAAACAGCACGTCATGGAATGGGCCTGATGACGACATTTTTCCCTGCCAGTTTGATTCACCTCAAGGCCGACCACGGGCCACGGAGGCATCCTTTGAAAAGAGAGGAGCGGGACATGGCTCTCTTCGCGGTGGAGACAGCAAACGACGGTTGCAATGGTCCGGCCTTTCCGGACCTCGCGCTCGTTGATGCCATCCGTCGGTTCGATGCCGATCTGGCCGAACTCTTTTCCGGCATTGTCGAGCGTATCGACAGTGTCGAACGCGAACGGGCCGGGATCTCGGAGCAGCTTCTCGCCGAACTCAAGACCCAGCGCGTCATGTTCCGGGAGGAGATCCTGGGGATGATCGACGCCCGCCGACGCGCCGCCTGACCCCCTCCTCGTCGGGCCGGTGCTATAGCCCGCGCTGTCCCCGTCCGGCGGCGCGGGCTAGCCCTTTCGGAACCCGCCGGCCCGACAAGCCAGATCGTCCCGTATTCACAGCCCCCGCCGTCCACGCTCCACCGCCCGCGCCAGCAGCGCCGTGATCTGCGCCTCCGATCGGCGAAAGCTCGCCGCATCCGGCGTCGTCACGTGGAAGGTCACGGCGACCTGGCCACCCGAGGCGCGCACGCCGAGCGTGCCGTCGGTGCCGCGCGCCAGCGGCAGGATCGCTTCGGCACCTGCCTCGCCGGCAAGGCCGGTCCGCCCGTCCGCCATCGGAAAATAGCTCGGCGACGCCACCACGCCGCCATCGGCAAAGGGCACCACGCCGCCGGACGTGCCGAGTAGGCCGCCGGCCAGGCTGGAAATCCCCGACACGATCGGCTGCAGCGCCCCGTTCAGCATCGACGCCGACAGGCTCAGTGCCAGTTGCCGCAACACGTCGTCGAGCGACCGGCCCTCCAGCGCCGCGGCGGCAAGCCCCCGGCTCAGCGAGGCCGAGAACCGGTTGGAAACCCGTTCGAGGTCGATGAGCCGCGCCTCGATCCGGTCGGCCTCCTCACCGAAGGCCGCCAGTTCATCGCCCGTCGTCGCCATCGCCCGCCCCCTGTCCGCTGTCACCACGTCGTGCCGACGCCCGGCACGCGCCCCCGTCCGCATCAGGAACCGTGTCCGGATATCGGCCCATCAGGTCGTCCAGCCGGCCGCGACGCATCGCGGCCCCCGCCGGTCCGCTAAAGGCAGCGGCCAGTTCGCGCGGCGTCGTCGCCCAGAACTCCCGCGGCGCGAGCCGCAGCCGGCCGAGGCCGGCCTGCATTGCCGCCGCCCAGGGAAAGGCCGCGCGCGCGCGCCGCTCAAGGGCGCGGGCCGCCCGCCTCGGCCACCTCCCCGCGCTCCGCTCCGCCGAAGGTGGCGACCAGAAGCTCGGCGACGATGCGGGCATAGCCCGCCGCCCCGCCCTCGGCCTGCATCGCCGCCACCTCGGCGTCTGAGATCGGCTCGCCTGCACCGCGCAATCCGGCGCCGATCACCTTCACCGCGTCGGCGGCCCGAAGCCGGCCGTGCGAGAAGCGCGCGGCGAGCGCCCCCATGTCCTCGGCCGCGAAGGCCGACTCCAGTTCGGCGAGCGCGCCGAGCGTGAGGCACAGCGTCCGCCGGCGGCCGCCGATCTCGGCGGCAATCTCGCCGCGCAGCCTGTTGACCATCTTCGCCTCCCGTTTCACGCCGCCGAAAAGCTGAGGGCCCCGGCCGATTCCAGACCCAGTTCGTAGGTCACCTCGCCGTCGTGGTTGCCGGCGTAGTCGAGCGCCGTCACCTGGAACAGTCCGGCGACGGTGCCGAAATCGGGGATCACCACCTGCCAGGGCCGGATCGATCGTCGAAGAAGATCTGCCGCACCGCCGCGTCCGAGGCCCCGTCGCGGAAGATGCCGCTGCCCGAAAGGCTCGCCCGGCGCACGCCGGCCCCCTCCAGCAGCTCCCGCCAGCGCCCCGCGCTGTCGGCGTCCGTCACGTCCACGGCGGCGGCGTGAAGGCGAGGCGCCGGGCGCGCAGCCCGGCCACCGTGGTGAAGCTGCCCGTGTTGGCCGGATCGACCTTCAGCAAGAGGTCGCGGCCGCGCTGTGCGCCCATGTCGGTCTCCTCGATCCATGAATTCGGGGGGGACGCGGCAGGCGCGTCAGCACTCGATCAGCGCCGTCAGCCGCAGACGGCAGCGCCAGGTCCGCCCGTCGCGCAGCCGCTCGGTGGTCGTCTCGCCGAACGTCAGCAGCACCAGCCGCCCGTCCTCCGGCACCAGCGCGGCAGCGCCGATCGCCTGTTCGGCGGCGGCGATGATGGAAAGCGCCTCGCCGCGTCCGCCCTGCCGCGACAAAGCCTCGAGATCGAGGCGCAGCCTCAGCCCGCCCGCCTCGTCGCTGCTCCAGTCCTCGGTGCGGGCCGCGCCGTGCACGAGGCAGGGAAAGACGGCGCCCGCCGGCGGCGGACCATCGAAGATCCGCCCGCCGAGCAGGCCGGCAAGGTCGGGATCGGCGCCGAGACGCCCGTGCAGCGCCTTCTGGAAGGCGCGCGCCACCCCGCTTCGGGAACCGGTCATCCGTTCTCCTCCTCGGCAAGGCAGGCGAGAAAACCCCAGTCGGGACCGGTGACGCCCAGCACCCGGTAACGCCGCCCGCCGCCCGCAAGGCTCCAGCCCGCCCGCAGCGTCACGTCGGCCCGCAGAAGGATGCGGTGGGTGGCGATCCCGCGGGCGCGAGCGGCCGGGTCCACCCGTTCGGCGAGCCCCACCGGCTCGATCGCCGCCCAGGTGTCGGCGGTGACCACGTCCACCGTGGTCGCCCCGCCGACATCATCGGCGATCACGACCGGCTCCTCGACGGACAGGCGGTGGCGCAGCGCGCCGATCGACGCGGTCGTCCTCATGCCGCAAGACCCGTCCGGCGAAACGGCGCGACGAGGCCGACCACGGCCTCCGGCAGCCCGGCCGCTCGCGCGTCGCCCCGGTTCTCGAACCAGTGGGCGACCAGCAGCCGCATTGCCTGGCGCAGCGGCTCGGGCACGTCGCCGGCCGTCGCTCCGAAGCCGGCCACATAGGTCACGGCGATCCCGCCGAAGCGCAGGCCGGGCGAGAGCGGCACCTTCACGTCGATCCGCGCCACTTCACCGACAAGATCCACCGCGTAGGCCGAGGGCACGATCGGCACGAGCTCGCCGTCAGGCCCCGCCACTTCGAGCGCGGCCACCTCGATCACCGGCCCGGCGGCGAGCCGCAGCGTCCGCGTGCGCGGCAGCCGGTCGAAGCGCGCCCGCAGCGTCTGGGCAATCAGCCGGCGCCGCGACAGCTGCTCCACGGCGAGCCGGGCGGCAAGGATCAGCGCCGTCACCAGCTCGTCCTCCGCATCGCCGCCAAGGCGCAGAAACGCCTTCGCCTCGGCCAGCGTCAGCGGCTCCGTCGCCGGCTGGATCATCAGTTCGACAGACATGGCGTCACCTGACTTGGGAATCGGATCCTGGGAATATTGTCCTGAGACGCACGCCTGCGGTCATCCGCAGGCGACGTCCGGAACGGCTGCGGCCCCGCCGCGGGAGATGCGACGGGGCCGCCTTCGGCAGGTCTGGCGCGGAGGGAGGCGCGCCGTGCTCAGGCCGTGCCGAACTTCAGGAGCTTGATCGCGTCATAGTCCTGGATGCCGCCGCCGACGCGCTTGGTCGTGTAGAAGAGCACGTAGGGCTTGGCGGAATAGGGATCGCGCAGCACCCGCACGCCGGTGCGGTCGACCACCAGATAGCCGCGGCGGAAGTCGCCGAAGGCGATCGCCGTCTCGTCGTCGTCGATGTCCGGCATCTCCTCGACCTCGGCGACCGGGAAGGACATCAGGCTCGCCCGCGCCCCGGCGGTCGCCGGCGGCTGCCAGAGATAGGCCCCGTCGGAGTCCTTGAGCTTGCGCACCGCCGCCTGGGTGCGGCGGTTCATCACGAAAGTCGCGTTCTGACGATAGCCGGCCTTCAGCGCATAGACGAGGTCGACCAGCGCGTCGCCCGGATCGCTCGCGGCAAAGGCGCCCTCCGCGCCGGTGGCGACATAGCCGAGCGTGCCCCAGCTCCAGCTCGCCTCGGCCGAAAGCGTCGCCGACAGGAACCCGGTCGGCTTGGAGACCCCGTTGCCGGACACGAAGGCCGCCCCCTCCTGCGCGGCGAAGGCCTGCTCCACCTCGTCGGCAAGCCAGGCGTCGACGTCCACCGCGGCGTCGTCCAGCAGCGTCTGCGTCGCCGCCGGCATGGCGTAGAGTTCCATGGTCGGATAGGTCAGCTCGGCCAGCGTTGGTGCCGCCGTCTGCGGCCGGGCGGCGGTCTCGCCCGCCCAGCCCACCGCCGGCCCGGCCACCGAGAAGGGCTTGCGGTAGGCGCCGACGACACGGTGCGAACCCCGGCGACGCCCGGATCGGCGACAGCGCGGCCAGCCGCCGGCCGATCTCGGCCTCGGTCTCCTCGGGCACCAGATAGCCGCCGTCCGGACCGGAGCCGACCGACAGCGCCCGGGTCTCGAGCCCCTTCAGCCCCGCATCCCCACCGCCGCGCACATAGGCGTGGAAGGCATCGCGGTGCTCGCCGACCTGCCGGTCGTCGCGGCCCTCGCGGCCGGCGATCGGCGGCCGCTGCGCCCGCAGCGCCAGCCGGTCGATCTCCGCCTTGCGGGCGTCGAGATCGCGGTCGATCCGCGTCAGCTTGTCGATCGTCAGCGGGTCGGGCGCCCGGCGCTCGATCTCGTCGAGCCGCGCGTCGTTGGTCTCCTTGAAGGCCTCGAAGGCGATCATGAACTCGCCGAAGGCCGCGGCGACATCGTCGCCCGCCTTGGTCTCGGGAGCAGGCTGCAGGTCCATCGTCATCGGGTGACATCCTCATGGTCAGGGAAGGAGGGTTTGTCGTCTGGCGGAGCAGGCCATGGCCCGGCCAGGCGCCGGGTCGTCGGATCGGGTGCCGACGGCAGGCTGCCCGCATCAGGCCGGGGCGATGCGGCGGGCGGCGCGGCGGATCGTTCCGGCAAGGCTGCCGGGGCGGCTCTGACCGGCACGCGGCAGAGAGGCCGACGCGCTCAGCCGCGCGCCCGGCTGCATCGGAAAGGTCACCAGCGAGATCTCCCAGAGGTCGATCTCGAGAAGCCGGCGCAGGCCGGTGCGCGGGTCCTTCTCGGCCCGCACCGCCCGGAATCCGATCGACAGTCCGTCGAGAATCCCGGCCCGGATCAGGCTGCTCACCTCGCGGCCGCGCACAATTCCCGCGTGTATTTCCCCCTCGGCACGCAGACCCGTCCCGTCCTCGAACAGGCTGAGCCAGCGGCCGATCGGCTCGCAGGGATCGTGCTGGTAGAGCAGCTTCACGCCGCCCGTCCCGCGTCGCTTCAGGCTCGCGGCGAAGGCCCCCGGCATCACCACGTCGCCTGCCAGGTCGGCCTTGCCGAACAGGCTGGCGTAGCCGCCGAAGCGGCCGGTCGCTCCCGTGCCGAGATCGCCGGCAAGGAGCGCCCGATGCTCCGGCGGCAAGGCGCGCGGGAGCATGAGGGAGAGGGAACGGCGTTTCATGCCCGGCTCCTGCCCCTCGCATCGGCAGAGCCACGGGCGCGGGGCCGGGCCTGCGAGAGGTGCGTTTTCAGCATGGCCGCAAAGGCGGCGAACACCTCGTGCGCCGCCGCCTCCACCTCGTGGCGGCCGCTCGGACGGGTCCGGCTCACGAGGTGAGTCAGGACGTTGACAAGTTGAGTCAGGCGAGTCACCTTCCCCTCCGTTTCCGCCGGCGCATCCAGCGCCTCCGGCTTGTCAATCCACCTGAAGTCGGGTGGATTTTCATTTGAATTCATCGACTTGCGGTGCATTGCCGATGCCGTGATTCAATGAAGGCGGCCAGCACCTCCAGTTGTACCCCTCGCGTGGAATCAGAGGTTGCATCCGCCCGCCGTTTCGCGAGTCTTTTCAGCACTCTGCGGCCCGTTGTTCATTCGCGGTCCCGCATGCTGAAATGCTGGTTGAGCCGGGCGATCTCCGCCACGAAGTCGTTGAACCGCCGGTGGGCCGCGGCCAGCTCGCGCAGCGTCACCGTCAAAAGCGCGCTCGCGCCCGACGCCCAGAGAAACAGCGCCAGATGCGCAAGGTCGCCGCGTTCGGCGAAGATGCCGCCGATCTCGGTCATTCGCGATCCCTCCCGTTGAGAGGCGGACCGGCCTCTGCCGTGCCGGGTCGCAGCAGATCGGCCGGCGGTGCATTGCCGCCCTCCACCGGCCCGTAGCCGAGTGCCGCCCGCCGTTCGTTGACGGTCAGGAACCCGGCGGTCGCCACCCGGTCCCACATCTCGCCGCGCTCGCCGGCCAGCGCCGAGACCTGGTCGGGGTCCGGCACAAGCTCCAGATCCTCGCCGAAGGCAGGACCAAGCCAGCCGCCGAGACGGGACGTCACCCGCCCGGCGAGCGGCAGGACGGTCTGGCGCCAGAAGGCCCGGGTCGCCTCCTGGTAGTTCGCATAGGTTGCATCGCCTGGAATGCCGAGCAGCATCGGCGGCACGCCGAAGGCGAGCGCGATGTCGCGGGCCGCCCCGTTGCGCGCCTCCATGAAGTCCATGTCCCGCGGCGACAGGCTCATCGATTTCCAGTCGAGCCCGCCCTCCAGCAGCAGCGGCCGGCCGGCGTTGACGGCGCCTGGTAGCCTTCCTCCAGCTCCTGCTTCAGCCGCTCGAACTGTCCCTCGCTGAGCCCCCCGGTGCCCTGGTAGACGAGCGCCCCGGAGGGCCGCGCCGCGTTGTCGAGCAGCGCCTTGTTCCAGCCGGCCGAGGCATTGTGGATGTCGAGGCTCACCTGCGCGGCCTCCAGCGGCGACAGGCCATAGTGGTCGTCGAGCGGATGGAACAGCTTCAGATGCAGCACCGGTTGGCGTCCGTCGCTCCGGCCATCGCCCTCGTCGCGAAAGCGCACCGTCCGTCCGCCCGCCGTGTAGTCGTAGCCCTCCGGCCAGCCGTCGCGCCCGGCCACCACCTTCATCCGGTCGGGCCGCAGCGCATGCAGTTCCGACGGCACGCCGCCGGTGCCCACCCGCTCGACATAGGCGTTGCCCGCCGTCAGCAGGTGGCCGTAGAGTGCCTCCAGAAAGTCGGCCCGCCCCTCGCCGGGGTTCGGCCGGGCCAGCAGATCCAGCAGCGGATGGGTCTCCTGCTCCCGCCCGCCGACCATCAGCAGCAGCGGCAGCGAGGCTGCCGCCTCGGCCACCATCCGCACGGCGCGATAGACCACCGGATTGCGCGCAAAGCCCTCGCGGGCCAGCGAGGCATAGTCGCGCGGCGTCCAGACCGGGCGGCCGGCGCGGGAGAAGGCAATGAGCGCCGCCGTCCGCGACGCCTTCGCCTCGCCCTCCGGCGGCGTCGGGCCCCCCGCCTGTGGAGCGGCCGCCTGTGGATCAGCCGTCTCCGGCCGCATCCGCCTGAAAAGCTGGAACACCATCGCCACCTCCGCCGTCGTCATCCGAGCTTGCGCACCCGTGGCCCCTCGCCGCCGAGCATCAGGGCGGTCAGCGCCCAGACCAGCGCGTCGAGCCGGTCCGGCGAGCGTCCGCCCGAAAGACCGCCGGGGCCGAAGTCGGCCATCTCGTCCTCGAGGTCGGGAAAGATGCCGGCATGGCGCACCCGGCCCTGCGCATAGAGCGCCGCCACCGGTTCGGCCCGCACCCACTTGCCGCGGGTCGCCCGCACCGGGCGCACCGGAATCTCGGGATCGACCTGCCGGATCACGGCCGACACCATGTCGCCGCCCTGGTTCACCTCCACCACCAGCGCATCGGCAGCCTCGGCGCGGTAGAGATCGATCGCCCGGCCCGCCCAGACCTCGGGGCGCACCCCGCGGATCGAGGCATCGGCCAGCACGAAGGCCGTCCCATCTGCGTCGAGGCCGGCGGCAATGATCCCGCAGGCGTCGGAGCGCGCGGTCGAGGTCGCGGGCGGATCCACCGCCACCACCAC